CTCATGGCAGTCTCGGTTGCACACGATGGATTCGAAGACACCAACTTTCGTCAGAAATCTTCGTTGTGCTTGCCAAGAGCTTGTCGATACCACCTTCGATCTTCTTTGCTTCTCTAGTCATTCGTGCATGTCTCTCTCTCACCTCCCTCAGGATCGATTTGATATTCTTGAATCGATACCTTTGATCAAGCTTGGCCTCTTCATAGGCACTCACAAACATGTCTTGATCAATATGCGCATCAACATCCGAAAACGCATAGAGGATATTTACACCATACTGGCATGATAGATCTTCCATGCCATGTCGCTCAAGAAACTCATCCCATTCGGGGATGGGCACCAAGGTCTCTTCAAGACCAAGAGTATCCCTAACTCTGCCGATCATTCCATTTAGATTTCTCATCATGGAAGAGGTCTGCAGACCTGGGGTCATGGCCTTGACGAACTCGAGCGCCCGCCCGGGCTGCTCCTTGAGTGTCTGAGCTAACACCCGATCGATCTGGGTGTATTTATGGTGTAGAGGGGTTTGAAAACCTAACCCTCCGAGGTGACGTGGTAGGAACCACGGGATGAACTTGTCTCGAATACTGGGGAACTCGTTCTTATGAGTCTCATATATTCGGAACTGCACGGATCTAAAGAGCTCCATCACCTTCTCCAACTCCTCATCATTAACTCCGTAATCTCCCTTGACCTGTTGGATGTAGGTCTGTTGTCGTTGTGGGAGGGTTAGAAACCATTTCTTATACCCTTCTAGGCGCATAGGCCGTTCCAACGTGAATTGTCGGAAACTCAGTCTAGATCTGATAGCCAATTGTAGATCTAAACCGTCGAGGGCTGCAAGCCGACTATCGCGGAACTGTTTCTCACGAAGCTCTTCTGCGGTTTGCAAAGGCATGTGGTAATCGTGGTATGCCTGGAAATGATTCTCGTCAAATCTTACCCTAAGGGATGATGTTGCGGCCTTTTGATCGATCGGCCGTAGGCTAATTCCCTCTGGAGACGATCTTGAGCCTCCATAGATAAGACGATAGTTAATGATAGGTAACCTCTTCGCTTGGTAGGACCTTGTTACTTTGTAGAGTTCCGAGTTGATAACGAGGAATCTCTTATGGGTGTAGTTCTTAACGACGGAGAATTTTAGGCCACAAAATCCGGTGATCTCTTTCCAGATATTGTAGTGCTGAGAATCTCGACATGTAAATAGGATATCATCCCCGTTCACCACCATGGGTAGATCCCGTAGACGATACTTCTTTCCATCTCGTTTCTCGTAAGAGAGACG